GTCCCCAGCCTCGTCGCCCTGGGCGCGGTGGATGATGAGGTTGAGGAAGCGCCGGCGGCTGATGGGGATGGGGCCGCCGGCGCATCTTCCACCGGCAAGGCCGCCAAGCAGGGCAAGGCCAAGGAATAATCCGTGACCGCTTACTGCGCCCCGCAGGATTTGATTGACCGCTTCGGCCAGAATGAGGTGGCGCAGCTTGCGCCATCGCTGCTCGGCCAGGTCGATACTGCGCGGGTGCAGCGCGCTTGTGATGACGCGGGCGATATCGTGGATGGCTATCTCCGCCCGCGCTACACGCTGCCGCTTTCCGTGGTGCCTCGGCTTTTGGTCAAGCTATCGGCGGCCATCGCGCGGCATGAATTGCATTTGGGCGGGGACCGCCAGCCGACCGATCAGGTGTTGCGGGATCGGGACCAAGCCATCGCTTTTTTGAAAGACATCGCTGGCGGGAAGGCCGACCTTGGCATTGATGCCAGTGGTGCAGAGCCCGCCGAAGACACGACCGCGGTGCGCTTCAAGAAGGGCAGCCCCGGCGTGCTGGAAGGCGATCTGGCGCATTATCGCTGGGGCGGGCCGCTATGATCGGCGCGCTGGAAGACGCGATTATCTGCCGCCTGCGCGAAGCCTTTGATGGCCGCCTGCGCGAGGTGGACCACAAGCCCGCAAAATTTGACGCGGATGAGCTGCTGCGCATTCTTTCCATGGCGCCCGCGATCTACGTGGCTTTCCTGGGCTGGCAGCGCAGTGCGCGCCTGCCCGGTTCCGTCAATACCACCTTCGGCGCCTATTTGGTGGCCGCCAATGCCAGCGGCGAACGCGCGCGCCGGCGTGGTGATGAAGCGACCATTGGCGCTTACGAGATGGCCGTGCTGGCCGCCGCGACATTGGATCGCTGGGTGCCAGCCGGTGCGGCTGGCCCGATTGAAGTGCAGAGCTGCGAAAACCTTTACGCCACCGCCTTCGAAAAAAACGGCATCACCGTCTATGGCCTGGTCTGCGATGTGCCGGTGCAAATCCAGGATGCCTGGGGTGTGCCGCAGAATGATGCTGGTGATGCCACCGGCGCGCCGCCTGTCACGCTGGATAACTTCATCACCTTCCATGCGGACCAAGACATTCCGCCCTTCGGCAATGTCGCCAAGCCCCCGCCCGCACCCACCACCGGCGCCAGTCGCGCCGATGCCGTGGTGCGCGTCACCCTTCCAACGAATTGAGGCGCCCTCATGTTCGTCAAGCCCGCCCATCCTGACCTGTTGGTCGCCAACCCGGAAGCGCGCGCGCCCATGCCGCGCCACCTGCCGCCCGAAGGGGCCGAGGTGCCGGATACCGAATATTGGCGCCGGCGCATCGCTGATGGCGATGTTGTCCTGGCCCAGCCATCCAAGCGCCGCAGTGGCGAGAAGGAGTAACCGATGTCCGGTTCGATCAGTTTCAATAACATCCCGAACAGCATTCGCGTTCCGGGCAGCTACGTGGAATTCGACAATAGCCGCGCGCTACGCGGGTTGAATGATTGGCCAGCCCGCGTGCTGATCATGGGCCAGCGCCTGACGGCTGGCACCATTGCCCAGGGCGTGCCGATCCGCGTGATTGATGCAGCGCAGGCGCGCACCTATTTCGGGCGGGGCAGCAACCTTGCCCATATGTTTGAAGCCTGGTTTGCCAATCTTTCGCTGGTCGAAGTCTGGGGCATCGCCATGGATGATGTGGGCGGTGGCGTGCAGGCCACCGGCACCATCACGGTCACCGGCCCATCCACCGCTGCCGGCGTGATTGCGCTGATGATCGGCGGGCGGCGGATTGAAGTATCTGTCGCGTCTGGCACTGCTGCCACGGCCATCGCCACCGCGATCGGCGCGGCCATCACGGCGGCACTTGATCTGCCCGTGACCGCCACGGTGGCATCGGCGGTGGTGACACTGACGGCGCGGCATCGCGGTGAAATCGGCAATGCGATTGACGTGCGCCATTCCTTCCTGGCGACGGATGTGCTGCCCGCTGGCACCGGCCTGACCATTGTGGCCATGGCAAGTGGCACGCAAAACCCTGTGGTGACCACGGCCTTGGATGCGGTGGCGGAGACCTGGTTCACGGATTTCGTGACACCCTGGACGGACGCGACCAATATGGCCGCGCTGGAAACCCGCATGGCCACCAATTGGGGCCCGCTGGTGCAGCGTGATGGCCATGGCTGGGCCGGGCTTTCCGGCGCGCATGGCACGCTGACGACCTATGGCGCGGGGCGCAATTCGCCGAATGTCAGCATCATTGGCATGCGCGGATCGCCGACGCCGCCTTGGGAATGGGCAGCGCAGCTTGCCAGCATCTGCGTCCCCGCGCTGGCGATTGACCCGGCGCGGCCCGTCCAGACCTTGCAGTTGCCGACGGTGGTGGCGCCGCTGGTTAGCCAGCGCTTCACCTTCACCGAACGCGATCTGCTGCTGCGCGATGGCATTTCCACCTTCCGCGTGAATGACGCCGGCCAGGTGTTCGTGGAGCGCGTTGTCACCACCTATCAGACCGCACCCAGCGGGGCTGAGGATATCAGCTATCTGGATGTGGAGACGGTGAAGACCTTGTCCTACATCCGCTACGATCTGCGCACCATGATCGCGCTGCGCTTTCCGCGCCATAAGCTGGCGAATGATGGCACGGCCTTCGCGCGCGGGCAGAATGTGGTCACACCCGGCACGCTCCGCGCCGAAATTGTCGCGCGCTTCAAGCAATGGGAAGCGGCTGGCCTGGTGGAAGGCGTGGATCAATTCAAGCAGGACATCATCGTGCGCCGGTCTGAAAGCGACCCGAACCGCGTGGATGCGCTTCTGCCGCCCGACCTGGTGAACCAATTCCGCGTGCTTGCCGCGCAAATCGAATTCCTGCTGTAATTTGAGGAGAACGGGACATGCCGCAATTCCTGGGCCGCGCGACCATTCGCGCCAATGGGCAGGTGATCGAAACCGCGAAGGGCGCCAGCCTGGATGTGGGTGGCACCAAGCGCAACCCCGTCACGGTTGGCCGCGTGGTTGGCTGGGCGGAAGAAAGCGTGCCCGCCATGGTCGAATGCGAAACCAGCCTGCGCAGCGGCATGTCGCTGGAAACCTTCCGCAGAATGGCGGGCGTGACCGTGATTTTCGAATGCGACACGGGCCAGCGCTACGTGATCAACGACGCCTTCCTGACGGATACGCCGACGATGAAGGATGGCGAAGGCGGGAATATCACGCTCAAATTCTCAGGGCCTTCGGCTGAGGAAGTGCTGTAATGCGCCAATCCATCAAGATCACGCTGCGCGATCCGATCATTCTGCGTAACGCGGAAACCGGGCAGGAAGTGCACCGCATTGCGGAGATTGACTTCCGCGAACCGCGCGCCGGCGATATGGCCGCGGCCATGGATGCGGGCGGTGCCGGTGGCACGGGTTCCATGATTTTGGCGCTGGCCGCGCGCTGCGCTGGCCTGACGCGGGCGCAGGTGGATGATCTGTCCATTGATGATTTCTTCCAGATTTCCGAGGTCGCGACGAGTTTTTTGCAGCGTGGCCAGGCGACTGGCCAGAATGCTGCGAGCTTGTCTTCGGCACCTTCGGGCTCGCTGGCGGGTGGCAGCGCTGGACTGCCGCCGAACTTCGGTTCCTGACAAAACGGGCGGTGGAATGGAACCGCCGCATGGCCGCGAGGTAAGCAGATAAATGTCGGGTTCCCTCCGACTATCCATCCTGGTTGAAGCCATTGACCGCGCTTCGCAGCCCTTGGCGGCGTTGCAGGCGCGGCTTGGTGGCATTGCGGCGGGCATGCTGGCCGTGGGGCAGGCGGCGCAGCGGCTTTCGAATGTGAGTGGTGCTTCCGTGCTGGCCGGTGCGCTGGGCAATGTGGCCGGGCGCGCGCGCGATGCGGCGGGGGCAGTGGCGGGCTTGACCGCGCGGCTTGGCATTATTGGCGCGGGTGGTGCGTTTTTGTTTAATCAGCAATTCGTGCGGGGCGCGGCGGATTTTGAACGCTACCGCCTGACGCTTGAGACAGTGATGGGCAGCGCGGAGGCCGCGCAAACCCGGCTGAATGAACTGACTGAATTTGCCAGCCGCACGCCCTTCAATGTGGCAGAAGTGGTGCGCGCCGGTGTCGCGCTGCAAACACTCGGCATTCGTGGTGCGGCGGCGGATGATGCGCTGAAGGCCGCTGGTGATGCCGCTTCGGTGTTTGGCACCAGCCTGAATGACGCCATGACCGCCATGGCCGCCGCCAGCCGTGGTGAAATGGATCCGATTGAACGCTTCGGCCTGCAAGCGCGCACCGAAGGCAATCAGATCGTGATGACCTGGGAAGAAGCCGGGAAGCAGATGCGCGCGACGATTGACAAGAACAATCGCGCGGCCATTGTCGCAGCCACCGCGCGCGCCTGGCGCGGCATTGCCGGTGGCGGGATGAACCGGCTGGCCGATAGCTGGGATGGCATGCTGTCCAACCTTGGCGACGCCTGGTCCAACTTCGCGCGGCAGGTTGCCGAAAGTGGCCCTTTTGAATTCCTCAAGCAGCAATTGAGAGACATCCTGGCCTGGATTGAGCGCATGCGCACCGAAGGCCGGCTGGATGAATGGGCGCAGCAGATCGGCGCTGGCATCACGCGCGCCTTTGAAGCGGTGCGGCAGTTTGTGGTGGGGACGGAAGATACGCCGGGTGCCTTCGAGCGGCTTTCAAATATCTTTGAGCGTGTTTCGCGCGTTTTGCAGCCTGTGGTGGATCGCTTTGGGGGGTTGGAAACCTTTCTTGGTGGCGTCGCGCTGGTTCTCGCGGGTGGG